TCCTTACCATCCTTTGCAAAGTTCGCTTTGTTTTTACGCATAACTGCATAAATCCTTGCATTATTCACACCAAAATGTTTCTTCATCCATCGTTTCTTATCCTCAGCTGCACGTTCTGAGATTGGTCCACGACCTTCTCTGGGAATAGCAGTCAGGATATTTGGATTGTATCTTCCAATAAACCTCCACAATTGTTTTGCATCAGGCATTGGTGGGAGTTGATAAAACATATCTGGTGGTAAGTCGTGCCAATTTTCATCGGTAAACTTCTGTCCCAGATGTTCTCTGGTAAACTTGACAAAATCAGCAAGAACACCATCCATGTCACAATAGATGGTTGGTGCATCAAACTCTACCAGATAATCCCTAAACTTTTTCATGACTCCCTTGTGATGGAATAAACTTTTTCTATCTGTTTTTCTAAGATGGGTGTGCGATTCGGCCAGTAGATGTATTCCTTATCTGGATTCTTCATCAACCCTTTTAGCATTGGAACAACTAATGTTTCCAACTCCTTCAATCTGTTTGCAAACTTTTCGTTGAGTTCTCCTTTGCGTTCCTCAACTTCGTCAATGACTGCACGAATTGAATTACTCTGTTCTCCTAATGCGTTTGCAATCTGTGTTGACTCAATCTCTAAAATCTTGTCAACCTTTTCCTCTAAACGAGAAATCTTTTCTCCTGTCTCATCAAACAAACTTGTATCTTCTTTATCCCCAAGTGCTTGAATCAAACTTGAGATTGAGTCCATTTTCTTTTTGAGTTCGTCAAACTCATCAGACGAAACCGCTGATGGTTGAACTTCTGTTGTTGTCTGGGTCTTTTGGAACTCTTCAGTTGATACTGCACTAAACCCAAAATCAAAATCATCTGACATATTATTATACCTTTAACTTTTGATTACTTGTCTTGAAATCTTTTTTTCTCATCACTGTTTTCGCCACCATATCCAACATACCATCACGATCACGCTGAAGTACAAAAGGCATATTAACATCAGTTTCCATGTCATGTATTACCGCCTGTGCATCTGGACCCATTTTTGGAATCTTCTTACCATGTTTTTTATACGTGAGCCTAAAAAGACGTATAAGTTCTGCCGTATTAATTGGTTTCTTGTTTCGCTCATCATTAACCCTATCCAGAAAATGACGAGTAAACTCAACATCAATACCAACAGCAGCGAATAACTTGTCTGCATATCTCTCTATCTGGTCAAGGTCTGAACGAGAAACATCTTCTGAGATTTTTCGTATTTCCAATTCTTTTGCGAACAATATGTCGCCCCATTCTTCTTCCGTGAATGATTCTGTCTCTATGTAATCCTTGAACTTTTTCATTTCTTGTTTCTTTTCTTTGTGATTTCTTTCATCTTATTGATGTATGCACGATACACCGCCGCGGCACCTTTCTTTCCCATCACTCTCGCTCGTTGTTCCATTGCGATTGCAGCCTGTATTTTGTGTGCGTGTTTCTTTCCACTATTCTCAATCTTTCTCACACTCGCTTCTGCATCTTTGACAGTTGCAAACTTTAGACCATGTATCGTTCCCTTCGGATTTTCATCTGTGTAAAGGTCAGAGTGTTTGTCACTACCAGCAGGTTGTCCCTTCTTTCTGGGAATCCTTGGTGCCTCTGAAAATTGTTTGAAACCTAACACTACTGTCCACCTCTTATTTCAGTCAAATATTTGTGGTCCACATCTGATATGAACTCTTTGATGTATCCTTGTAACTCAGTCGCTTCTTCATCATTTTCTATTTGATTGATTTTACCTTTTATTGAAATCAAACTATCTTCTATTTTCTTACACTCTTCATATGTAATCATTACTTGTGACTCTAAATCTACATGACAAGCAAATAATTCATCCTCTTTTCTTTCTGCCTTACTTGAACACCAGTAAGTGTAGAATTGAGAATGGGACCATCGTGAATAACTCATTTAGCATTCCTCAATTTGATTTTAGTTACTAGTTCGTCTGTCAATCTCATCTGCTCGAGTTTCCTCGCAATCCTAGCAGATTTTGAATTTTCCTCCCTACGTTTTTCGTTTGCGTATGCAGTTTCATACTCTTTCCACAAAACATCACTATGATTTCTATACAACTCATCTTCGTGTTCCCATTCCAATCTCAGTATTCTTCTCAAATCCTCATAAGCATAGTATTCAATCAAGACCTCATGCGCTGGTCTGTATTTCTGGTATACTGTTTCCATGTGTTATCATGCAGGACCACCATACTTTTTTGATTTGACTTTTTTACCTTCGTATTCTCCACCTGTCCTTGCAACCTTTCCTTTAGCTTTACAAGATGCTTTGCAAGAAAAACCTTTTGGGTTTTTGCAGTCACAATGACTCATGTCCTTTTCTTCAAGATAATACTCAACAAATCGTTTCATTTATAATACTCATTCTTTGGGTCTGCATCACCTGACTCATCTGGCCACCATTCCAATTCATACTTCTCACCATCAGCAAACATTTTTCTCATTCCAAGAATACGTTTCTCATACTCTTTCTTGGATGGTTTGACTCTCTCCGCAACTACATCAAGAACATAGTTGAGAGTTGTAGCGTTTGCAGTAATTGAACCACACCTTGCACCAACTTCACCTTTGAGAAAATCTATAAGTATACTTCCACTTGAATCTGCAAGAGGTTTTGCAAACTTCTCAGGAACTTGTAAGTCGATGTAACAATAGATGAAATCATAATGTGGTGCTGGTGAACCATGTAAAATATATTCGTCCTTCACCACTATTCTCTTGAACCCATCCTTTGCAAACCAACACAATTGACTATTTGTCATCTCATCTGGTTTACCAAATGTTTTTTCCAGATGTTTTGAATACTCAACTGGTTCTTCGTTTTCCCAATTGTTATATGACTCAGTAATAAAGGACTTGAATGTTTTCACAACTTACCCTTTCCAAAGTTAGAGACATTGATTGGTTTGCCTTTTCTGTCTGGATCTTTGTCATACTTTCTTTTTGCACGAACCGCAGCTGCACGTTGTTTCTTTGTCAGTTGACGAATCTTGCGATTTGACATACATTTGGGTTTTGGTCCATCTGGATCACCATCACCATCTTTGTCTGGTCTAGCACACGGACCCAAAACAGAACCATCTGTTCCTATTCGTTTCCATCCACCTTGAGGGTCTTTCTTATCGAACCACTTTCGTAGGTCTTCGGAAAACTCTCTGAATCGTTTCACCCTGACCTCCAAGTACCACCTTTGGACTTATACCATTTTGCTGCCCATCCGTTTGCATAAGCTGACGGATAAACATCAAACTTTTGTTTTGCAAGTGCTTTTGCCCTGGACCAAAGTTTTGGGTCATTGGGAACACTTTTTTCTGTTATAAACTCTTTGAAATTTTTCATTAGTTGTCCACCTTTGCTGATGCTCTCCATTGATAACAACTCCAATACCTTGCTTTGTATTTGGGGCCTGGATCTGAGCAGTTATGTCTTGCACGAAATGATTTTCTCCTTGCAGGATCATCTCGTTTGATCTCCATATTTGGATCTCCGAATCCCAACTTGATTACGTTACCCTTGTCATTCTTCACATAGACATAGAACTTTTTCTTTCCATCGTTGGACCTTGTAGGATTATTCAGTTCTACTTTTCTTCCTTGGTATTCTGCTTCTGTAATCACATGGTCAAATAATTCATCACATTCATCGCAACATTTTTCAGAAAACTCTTTGAAGGATTTCATCTCTTGACTCTCCAAACCTCATTGATGCATTCTACTTTATCATAAACTTGGAGATGTTGCAACATAGAATTGACAGGAGTTACATCCTCTCCGAGTTTGTGAGAAAGTGAGAGTAAATTGCTCGGTTTCTTTTTTAGGGTTGATAATACTTTTTCCTCAAAAGAGGAATATTCATTGAACTTTTTCATCTGTATCTTTCGTTTTTCTAACTGGCCAGTTGGTGCAGTATGGGTGTTTTGGATCGTGTTGTTTTATCATAGTAACTCCAACATACTCTTCTCTCCCAACTGGTTCATCCCACTCATCACCACACACATCAATTCCATGATCTACTTGAGGGAGCGGACTTTTATAAGCCAACCTTTTTCTCCTTTAGAAGTGTTATAAGTTAAAACTGTTTCTAGTTCAAAGTCCTTGTTTTTCTTTGTAGTCATTTATCGCTGCCTTGATTGCATCTTCTGCAAGAACCGAACAATGGATCTTGACAGGTGGAAGTGAAAGTTCTTCCACGATTTCTGTATTTGATAACTCCATTGCTTTATCAATAGTTCTACCTTTAACCCACTCAGAAGCAAGGGAACTAGCAGCAATAGCACTACCACAACCAAATGTCTTAAACTTAGCGTCTTCAATAATTCCTGTTTCATCATCAACCTTGATTTGAAGTTTCATCACATCACCACATTCAGGCGCTCCGACAAGACCAGTGCCAACGTTATTGTCAGTGGGATTAAGAGAACCCACATTTCGGGGATTTTCATAGTGATCGATAACCTTATCGTTATATGCCATTGTTACTCATCTCATTTTCTGTTCTTTTCCATCGACTCATAGATTGGGTCAGTCGTATGATGGTCTGTGCTTTTCAAGAGAGCTCTTGATGATGCAAGACGATCAAGGTTTTCGGGTGTTTGTGGAAACTCAATAATCTTTCCTGACTCAACACCCGACATTATTCCCAATCTCTTCTTTATCCAATCAATCATTACTTGATCGCTTTGAGCAAAGATGATGCAATCCCAACCTTTGATTGGTTCTTTTCCGAATCGATGTATTTTTCTAACAGATCGACCAATGCACTTTTATCTTTCATTGACCATGAATCTGCTTCACCAACTTGTGTGCCCCACATTGCAATCAACTTGTCACAATCCTGTTTGTATTTGTTTGGATCTTGACCATCACTTTTATCGTACTTGTCATTGTTCCAAACAAAGAAACATTCCTTGTAATTCTTACCATCAGTAAAAAGTTTTGCAAACCCACTCGGCACATGAAGTTGTGAGTCACCAATCTTCTTTGGTCTATTGTTCCAGTATGCAATCGTGAGATTTTCTAAACGACCATACTTGACCGCCATCTCACGTTCATGTTTCTCCAATGCAATAAACTTGTACCGATTTGCAAATGGAGTTTGTGGAACAATATTCGCCATTGAGTATGTCGCTTTCTGATGTTTCTTATCCCAATCATGAGATGCATCAGAGGCTCCAAAGTGACCTCTATCATAACCAGTATTTGTATAATCTTTTGATGTTGTCCTGAACTCCTTCTTCACTCGTTTGTCAGTAAAGAAAGGTGGACGCTTATCAATGTCTTTTTCAACTGTTTCACCTGTCACTTCCACATAAACAGCAGTAGGTGATTTCCTGTCGTGATCGTAACAAATGGTGAAAGTGTCAATCAAAATCTGGTCACACTTTTCTTTTGTAAAGAATGACTTGAACATTCCGATTGACGATTTATTGATATCACCTTTTGTTACAAAATCAGATGCAAAACTCACACTACTCATTACCATGAATACCAAAGACCATAATATTAATTTCACTTTGTTGCTCCTGCCGCTGCTTCTGATTGTTGTTTCGCTTGGTCCGCAGCATTCTTACCAGAAATAAAACCAGCAATAATACCTACGATACCAGTGATTGCCATAGATAGTAAGTTGATTACATCCTTACTTGGTTCTCTGTTTGTTTCCATTGCATTCATAAAGTCACCGATTGTGATGACGAACAACAAAACCATTGTTCCCAAACTCAATGACATTACTATCCAATCTTTGATTTCGCTTCTTGACACCTTTACCCCCTTTTTAATGAATTAAACAGCTGCGACTTGATCTTCGTCACAACCACATGGATTATCAACTGTACACTCGCAAGGATCGCAAGTGCAGTTAGAACATTTACACTCTTCGTTTTCGCACATCTTAGTCCTTCTTCTTATTCATTGCTCGTCTTCGTTCAACATCTTGTTTTCGTTTATCCTTTACAAGTTTTTTTGCGAACCTTGAAATTACTTTCGCTTTCTTTTTCACGATGTCCGAAATCTTACCACGTTCTGCATAGGAAAGTTCTGAACGAGATTTCTTTTTCAGTTTTGGAAAAAACCTTTTGACAATCATATTGATTGCCGCTTTTCTTGCACGACTATCAAGTTTTGCTTTTGTTGCAGCTTTCTTCATTGCAATCTGTCTCTTACGAATGAAACCAGGCTTTCTTGCTTGCAACTTCATTCTCAATGCCATCTTTCTTCGTTGTGCAGGAGTAAGTGCTTCGTCAAGTTCTAAATCATAATCTTCGTATTCGTCCATCTCTTCTTTTACACCACTTACACCCATACCCTTTGCAACTGCATCGTAGAGTTTCTTGCAATCTTTGTCTGATACACTTGCAGGGATTCCCATCTTGAAGACATCGTAGTTTCCATCTGCAACTGCCGCTCTCATTTTG